CATTATATGATAGCGGTTGTACAGGATACTTTGAAGCACAATGTGATAGCGATCCTTTGTACGATATAAGATGTACTGGCTATGATACTGCATATCTTAATCAACAGTGTTTATATAATCCACAGTATGATGAACAGTGTACAGGATATATCAGTGAGGTTGCTCCTGCTGAAGTAGCAATATTTGATCCAATAGTTACAGAGGCTATTAGTGTTCAAACTCCAATTATAACAATACCTGTACAAGAAACATTTGTTGAACCAGTAACAGTTGTAGAAGAAGTAATAGAGGAAGTAGTTATAGAAGAAGTAGTTGAGGAAGTAGTTGAGGAAGTAGTTGAGGAAGTAGTTGTAGAAGAAACAACAATTATAAACCCAAAAGAAACTAAGAAGGCAAAGGCAAAGAAGATAAAAGAAATTCAGCAAGTTAATACTCAATCACTTGCTGATAAAATGAGTAATGCGGCTACGTTTAAAGTCCAGCAACAAGTACAAACTAGGTTAATTGCAATGCTTAATTTTGTACCTCAATTTAACAACTATAAAAAAGCACAACTATACGGTGGAGAACTACAAAAGGAAGTAAACCTTAAAGGTGGTCGTATTGTTGACCATGGCTTTGCAAGATGGTTTATAAATGATCCAAACTATGATAAGTTAGAAGCATTACAATATAATTTAAAAGGAAACTAAAATGGCAGAAATAGAATATGGTGGTATAAAACTAGGAGGTTCAAAACTATTATTAGTGTTACCTTTGTTAGCCACACTAGGTGGGGGTGCTTGGGCAACATTTGAATTCTACAAAGACTATACGGATATGAAAGAGATAATTGCAAACATTGACACACAAAAAATTGAAGCACAACAAAAGCAAATTAATCAACAGTTAACTGATGCAATAGACTATTCACGTGATATTAAAAATGGACTACGTGAGGACATTGTAAGATTAGAACGTATTGTTGACAAAGTAGAAGATGATATGAACAAGTTAGAAGATAAAACTCGTACATACGTCGATGATGCTGAAGAACGTTTTGATACTAAACGTGATAACTTGCTGAATCAGTATGTTGCACAAAAGGATCTGCTAATACAACGAGTAGAGCAACTTAAAAAGTATATGGATAACAAACTTCAGAGAGCTCTTGACAATCCACTAGCGAAATAAAGGATGGAATAATTAGTTATATTTTATTTTTTTCTAATAATAACATTTTTGCTTCTTCATGTAATCCGTGTCTTGCTAGATCCGCGGCTGCTCTAGCATACCCTAGTCTTACACATGCATCACTAAATCTATTTGCAAATTGAGACATCTTTTCGCATACTACACAGTATGTTAATGCAATAGTAGTCATGTTATAGTTCTCTCTTTATAAAGTCGCCTCTTAATACTTGCTCTCTTGATAAACCAATATCTCTTAGAGTGTAATCACTTAGTGATTGCATTGCATGTATTGTTCTTTTTTCTGTATATGATTTCATAATCTTGCCTGTGCCAATTGCCCAGCCAGTTAGAAAACTTCTTAGTAGTGTTTCAAATCCTGAAACTGTGTTTAAAACTAATGTACTCATCCAATTAATCCTTTATTGTTTAATTTTTTTAATCTTGACTCTAAATGACATAAGTCACTTGAACCTGCTAAGTATCTTTCAACTTCGGACATTCTTCTTTTTTTAAGAAATTCTATAATTTTATTTAACATTGTGTATCACCTTTAGTTCTTCTTTATAAAACTGTATGTCTCTTTTTACTCTAGCAGTACCCATTTTTTCTGCTACTTTTAATATCTTTTCTAAGAATGTCTTTTTAGGGTTACTGGAAATCCAGTCATGTTCTTGCGTTGTGTAGGACCACATATTTTTTAACTCCGTTTGTTTGTTAATTTGTTGTATCATTGTCTTATAATACACTAATACTTATAGGAGAATCAATAAAAATTGGGGGGTTAAAGTGTAAAGACGGCATTGCTTTTTTAGCACTAATAAGGTATTTTGGAAATATATTATATAAGATTAAGCAGTAATGTTTTACTTGGTAAGTAGTTGAGGACTACCTTTACTTCTGTCATCAAAGAAGTCAAAAGCGGCAGTAGACTTTAAGTCTCCGCTTTTCATTAAGGACCTAACATCATTGCCATCTTTAATCATAACGTATTCGCCATTGTTACTATTGAACACCATAATATAATCATGTCCTTCTTGATGTCTGTAATAATCATGTGCCATTGCAATAAGTTCTACTTGTGCTTGTACTGGATCTATAGTGCCATCAGACTGTGCTAAACTTATAAACTGTGAATCCATACCTTCTGGTAAATCTGTGTAAAATGCATCTACCATACTTTTTAAAACTTTACGAGCACCATCTTGTCCAAGATACTGCTTGAAGATACTATTTAGATTGCCTATACCAGCAGTATTAAAATTAAGTCCGCCTGTTGGAGGTTTTACACCAGCAACTTTTTTGGGCCAGTTATATTGTGCAAGTAATTCTGTAGGTACTCCGTTGTCTGCCATAGTCTTATACATTGCTAATCTAGCACTACTAGCATTTCCGTATCCACTTGTAGAATATAATCTGCCACCAGCACGACTCTTCTTGCCAGTTTGAGTATTTACTATTCCGCCGTTATCTGTTTTGACTTCTACACCAACACCATTAATCATAAGGTCACTTTTCTCTGCAAGTCCTATTCCTTTTCCTGTAAGTGCTAGTAAAAACTCTCCAGGTCCTTGGTCAGGCCCGTATCCTAATGCACCTCTTATCTGTAGTGCAATAGGTTTTGCAATTTGTTTTAGTATTGTGTCATTAAATTTTGCATAGATATTACCTTTATTATTTTTCAATAAATCATTGCCATCCCAAAAGCCGTCGCCACTTGCCATCTTATTAAGAAATACTTCCTTTTGGTCAAAGGGTGCATTTATGTTTTGTACAAGTTGTCCTAATTTTTGATCTAGTCCACCTTTGATACCTTGACTAATATTAGCAAGGATTGCTTTACTACTAAGTTCGTTTAGTTCAGCACCTCGTAAAAAACTTATGACTGCATTTAGTTGTTCTTGATTGCCAGTTTTTGCAATTTCATCAATAGCATTTTTTGCAAACTCTTTGTCAGTGGTTAGATCTTCACTAACTGGAGGTTCATCAATAGTCTGAGTAGGATTAATTTTTTGTAGTATTTGTCGGAGAAGTTGAGTCGCTTTAGAAATAGCACTTGGTGTACTAACTTTATCAAGTAACTCTTTAGCATCTTGTGCTTTATCGTTTTTATCTTCGAATAAATGTTTTAATAGCATGATACTTTATTTATCTATAACTAACTTACAGATTAAACTGTTGCAACTTCTGTAATGTTTGCTAACCTAAAACTTCTCCAACCCTCTGCGTTGATATCCCAAACACTCACAACTTCTTTATTTACTTTTTTGTCTTTATTTGCAGGTTTGTATCCAGGAATAGCATCTTCTTTAAGAGTACAAGTCATTATCCTTTTATCTCCATTTACTTTATTAAACGTAACTTCTAGTTTACCTACTTGTAGTTGTTCTACTATTTCATTTCTTGTTAGTAACATTTTCTTTGCTCCACTTCCATAGCATGAATATTGGTAATACAAATGTACTACTGATGATTAGTAAAGTATATAATATATCAATCATACTTTACTGAATTTTTTAAGTCTTTTAATATGTCTAGGTGATATGCTATCGAATTTTACTTTTAAAAACATTTCTACTATGTCGATAGCAACTTCGTCTCCTGTAAGTCTTCCACCTAAACATAAAACATTACAATCTCCATGTTCTCTTGCAAGTCTTGCCATTGTAACATCTGTGCATAAGGCGGCTCTTATTTCTCTTTTTTTATTAGCAGACATAGCCATACCTTGTCCTGTGCCGCATATTAGTATTCCAAAGTCATACCCGTTCTTAATAATATAGTGAGTAACGTTATCGCTAATATCAGGATAATCAACACTATTAGTATCATGTGTACCTAAGTCAACGAAGGCGTGTCCTCTCTCAGCCAGAAAATCTTTTATCTTTTCTTTTAGATCGTAGCCACCATGGTCGCTTCCTATTGCTATTCTCATTATGAGTTCCCAAATACAGTATTAACGTTATTAAGACATCTAACAAACGTGGTGCATTTTGGCATATCCTTAATGCGTCTTGCTCCAATGTATGTACAAGCGGATCTTACTCCACCTAGTATTTCAGTTATAGCAAGATCAACTGGTCCTCTATGATCTAAAGAAACAACTTTGCCTTCTGCTCCCCTATACCCGTCTTTACGGGATCCGTGTTTGACCATAGCCGCATCTGAACTCATCCCATAGAATTGGATTTTGCCATCTACGACTTGGCCGTCAGATTCATTATAACCTGCTAACATACCTCCTAGCATCACGAAGTGGGCTCCTGCTCCAAAGGCTTTCGCAACATCTCCTGGATAAACACATCCGCCGTCGGCGACAATATGTCCACCGATACCATTTGCGGCATCGGCACATTCTATTATCCCTGATAGTTGAGGAACACCCACTCCTGTCATTAATCTAGTTGTACATACACTACCTGGACCGATACCACATTTAACAATATCTGCACCACGTATTATTAGTTCTTCTGTCATTTCACCAGTAATAACATTACCAGCAATAATTGTTTTATCCGGATATTGATCTCTAATTTTTGCTATAAAATGCCCAAAATTCTCGTGATAGGCATTAGCAACATCTACAGTAATAAATGGTATGTCCGGATACATAGCCAGTACTGCTTTCATTGTTTGATAGTCTACTGCATCTTCATTCCATATAGCACTAGTTCCTGTACAGACACTAACATATTTCATTTGTACACCTTTAGCATGTTTTTGCCAGTCGTCTACAGTATAATGTTTTCTCATTACAGTTAACATCTTGTGTTTCTGTAATACTTTAGCCATCGAAAAAGTACCAACGCCATCCATATTAGATGCCATAATCGGAACACCTTCCCATTCTTGTCCACTATTATGAAACTTAAATGTACGTTCTAGTCTAACATCTCGTCTACTTTCAAGTTTGCTTCTTTTAGGTTTAAACAAAACATCTTTATAGTCTAGTTTAATATCTTCTTCTATTCTCATTTAGACATCCAATCTGTAAGAAGTTTAGCATCTTTTTTATTTTTTACTTGTACACGAATTCCTTGTGATAATACTTTATTATCAATCTCGTATGTTGAAGTTAAGTTTTCTTTACAAAAAGCAGTTGTACTTTCCCAAAGTTCTTTGCCTTTACTAAATCCTTCTTTTTTTATTTTTGTTCCTTTTGTTACATTAAAGTCGTAAGGTACATAAATTTCTTTTATCATTTTGGTTTCTCCATTGTATAAAAAGTTTTATTAGGATTAAATCCTGACGTGTCACCTGCAATATAGTTTCCTTCTTTAGATTTTATAGAATAAGTAGCATTGAAAGCAACTGATCGTCTTTCGCCTTCGCCAACAAAAGGATAAACAGTGTGCAACAAGTTAGATGGAAACATTAATAATATACCTGGTTCAGGCACAAATTGCGAAAGTCCTATTTCTAATATATCTCCAGATCTCTGTGAACCTGAGCCGTAAACAAAGTTTATATCACCATCGTTATCCTGTTTGCCATCTTTATTATTTGTCTTTCTACGACCTTTCAAATCTGGAACTTTAAGATACAATACTGCACTAATTTGACAACCAGTATGATTGTGTAATGGATTATACTCATTTTCATATTGTGATACTGACCAGCAAGAGTTTATAGCAGTTTTTACAATATTATCTTTGTTAAAATAGTCATGTTCTTTAATACAAACATCAATGTAAGTTCTTACCGCAGTTTCCAAGAATCCATCACATCCTGCTCCATGCATGTCTTGTCTAAATATTTTTAACTCTTTATTAATTACTCCTGCCAAAGCAGATCCGTGTTCTAATGTTCTCTCATCTTCTATAAGTTTGTCTGTCATTTTAAGTAATGCATCTAGCATATCATCTGGTAACCGAACTGAAGCAGTCATAGGTCCGAACCATTTAGATACTGTGAATGACTTAGGCTGTGATGTAAGTTGAGGATTATTTAGTGTTATTGCCATTGTTCTTTTCTTTCTCAAAGAATGATTTTTGAAACTGTACACCGGCTTGACTACCAGCCACTAACTCATGTGTTCCATCCGGAAACGGGTTAAAAATTTGATAATTTGCATTAAAAGCCAAACTCCTTCTTTCGCCTTCTCCTATAAACGGGTACACTGTATGTAGCAAGTAAGACGGAAACATCAACAGTACTCCTGGGCTAGGAGTAAACTGTATTAACCCTTTATCGAATATATCTAACGGTCTTTCAGAAGCCGCATTATAAGCAAAATTTATATCACCGTCATGGTCTGGTTTATTTTTTTTATTAGGAATATTTCTACGACCTTTTAAATCTGGAACCTTGAGATATAAGACTGCACTTATTTCACAACCAGTATGATTGTGTATTGGATTATATTCATTTGCATACTGAGAAACTGTCCAGCAAGAGTTAATATTACTATTAATAGTAGCATCTTTTGCAATAGTACTACGACTCTTAGAAACTTCAGTAACATAAGTCCTTATGCAACTCTCAAGAATATTAAGAACGCCAAAATCTTCTAGATCTGACTTGTATACTTTTAATTCTTTGTTAATAACTCCTGCTAAACTAGATCCGTGTTCTAGTGTTTTCTCATCATCTATTAGTTTATCTGACATCTTAATTAATGCCTGTAATACATCATCTGGTAACATCACTGTTGAAGTGTGAGGTCCAAACCATCTCTGAACTTCAAATAGTTTTGGATGTGTTAATATTTGTGGAGTTTTTTTTATTTCATTTGCTTTAGTTATTGCCATCTTTCGCTCCTAAAAATCTACATCTCTGCCGTTAATATTATAAGTGCCGTGAGTAAAACCTGCATCCATCTTTTCAACTTCAGTCATGTTGTCACTGTCTATTCTTCTATTAGGATCTTTTTTCATTTGTGCTAGTCGGTCTTTTGCATTGTCTTTGCCACATACAGAGCAAACGCCTGTAGCACCACCGCAACTGCCGCTTACACGTCGACCTTTTAGGAGGCCTATACTCATTCCCGCCATAATGGCTAATAAGAACACCAAACATATTATAAATGTCTCCATTACTTCATTTTCTGTATGTCCTTAAACATACATTCGTCTTGTATTGAAACTTCACTATTAGTTTCAATCCAAAGTTTAGCACCACAACTTAACGGCTTGTCGGGTCTATAAACCATTTTACTTGGTCCGTGTATTTCTACACTTCTTCCATATCTAGCCTTACTGCCTTCTTGTACTCTACACACAGGCAGGTCTGTATTATTCTTATTATTCTGTTGAATAATGTTTCTATTTATATGGATATACTTCATTATGTATATATTACTATCTATTTAAGTAAATGTCAATCAAGATGTTTCTAATTTAATTTCCATTGGAAATCCTTGTGTCCTTGCAGATATTAGTACTTCTACGCCTTTTTGCTCTGCAATCTCATAAGGCAGTACGGCAACTATTCCTGAACCTTTGTCGTTAATTTCTACACTTTTATCTTGTGCTAGTTTAGAATCGTATTCAAAAAAGTTTACTAAACTATCAGACACAAAGTCAAATGTTGTGACATCATCATTCATATAAATGACCTTACAATCCTGTGGTGGGCTAATAGTTTCTATTTGTCTAACTTTTAATTTAGTATTATTAATATTATTAGTCATATAAATTCTCCATAGTCATATGAGAGAGTATCAGTACTCTCTCATATTTATCTGTATTTACTTAGAGGTAATAGTTATCTTACGAGGCTTTTTTTCCTCAGGGATAATTCTTTCTAAACTAATATATAGCATACCGTTTTCGAACTTCGCATCCTGTACAACAACATCATCTGATAATGTAAAGTTTCTGCTAAACTTACGTTGAGCAATTCCTCTATGAACATATGACCCTGGAAAGTTTTGTTTTTCTTCGTCAATCTCAGGTGGGTTGTGTGAAACATTTAGAACACCTTCTGCAACGTTAATATCCAAATCTTCTTGCTTTACTCCTGCGAGTGCAATTTCAATTTGAAATTCGTTATCGTTCTTTATAATGTTGTAAGGTGGATATCCATTGCTTGGTGCTAGATTTGAATAGCGAAACATGTCGTCTATTACTTTATCAAAGCCTACTGCATATGGTGTTAGTTTATTGAAGTCGAGTGTGGTTAATCTTGTCATGATATAATCTCCTTTTAAGCAAGATGTTTATTTACGAAGACCCATTATGGCGTCTTCTCTTTTATTTATACCTACAGGTATAAAATTCTAAAAATTATTTTCTATTTCTTTCTGTTTTTTCTTCCATCTAGCAATAGCCATTGCTTTAGCCTTATTTCTTTTTTCTGATGGTTTCTGATAATATTGCTTTTCTCTGTATGTATTGAGTACTCCATCATCCTGGCAAAGTCTTTTAAATTTTCTCCATGCTTTAGTAATATTGTTATCGATTACTCTAACATACAAGCCTTGTTTTTCTCTGGGTTCACGGTAGTCTCTTCTTGGTCTATCATTGAAAGCCATTAGTTGTCCTTTTGTTTTACTGTCCAATCAACTAAGAATCTTATAGGATCTTCAATTGTTTGTATGTTTATACTTGTATAATCATTAGTACTATTATAGTAGAATGTTTTAGGTTTGTCAATAAAAAAACCCGTTAAAAATTCATCTAATGAAGAATCTAGTATAACTGTATCGCAGTTAGCATAACTGTTTAATAACCAATTTAAACTATCTGTACCATTACTAATATATACTGTTATATTGTTATTTATGTTTCTTAAATAATCACAAACTTTTACAAGATCTTCATCTTTTGCTATAACTAAGAAACTAGGTTGATCCATAACATATATGTTAGGTTCGGTTACAACAGTAAGTTTATTCATCTTGTTGCTATCATTGTTAAATGTAAACTACAAACCCTTAGTTTAAGAGAACCAGTCCATTCGTACACGATAATCTTTGCTCGTTCACCTAGTTTAGATTTTTCATACTGACATTCGTAATCTCTAGGCAAATAAACTCCGCCTTCTTCTAATGTTGTTTTCACATCTCTAGAAAGTTTATCTTTATAATTCTCGTCTATCCAACTACGAGCAAGTGCTCTACTTAAAATATCTGGAAGAAGTGCTTTAACACTTTCCCTATCCATTAAATTTAAATCTTCTTCTACTAACTTGAACTTATAAACATATTCTACAATAGTTGTATCTTTATAAGGGACTAGATCCGTTGTCATTAGTTGTCCTACTCTTTATCGTATGGTACCCATCCTACAAGTTCGTCTTGTTCTTGTGGAGTTAAGTCTTCCATTTCTATCTCACCACGTTGAACTTTACTACTAAGGTAATCAATGTACTCTTGGTTATCTAAATAAGTTGTTGTCCTTGATTTTGGTATTTCTATCCAGTTCTGACTTGTAAATTTATACAATTTATTCGGTAACATATCTACTCTTATAAACAAGTCACCTTTTTGAGCATTATGGTTTTCTGGAAACCTTGTCCCAAAGTCTACATTCACACCATCAGGAACGTTGAGGTCAATACTTTCAGTGCTAGTATTAGTAAGGACCTCTAAGGCTTTTTTTCGTCAGTTACCTGTGCAACTAGATCATCGCCGAATTCGTCTTTTTCTATTAACTGATACTTCTGTGCCATCTTAAGAACGACTTGGTCTCTTCGTACAATCTCTGCTTCTAAATCTGAAATTTGGTTTATTAAATCTTCAATACGTTTTTCAAAAACACCTGCACCTTGGACTAGTTTATCGACATGTGCTTTGTGTGCATCTCTTTCTTCTTCTGTAGCAACAACCTTATCTACTAATGTACCTGATTCTGCTTTTGCTTCATCAAATGCCTTAGCCAAACCATTACGTTCTTCTATCATTTTATCATGCTCTGCTTTTAATTTAGCATATTCACTAGCATCGATGTTTCCCATATTGGAGTCGAGAAGTTTCTCTAACTCGTCTATTATTTCGTTATGTTTTTTTAATTGCATTTCTAGTTCCTTTAGTCTCGGGTCTTCAACTCTTATAATTTTTTCTTTAATCTTAGGTTTATTTAGGTTACGATCTTCTCTCCACCAACCTATTGTCATTGTACCTGCTAGTACTAAACAAACTGCTAGAGGATCAAATACTGCAACAATAATAATTATAACCCATCTTACTGCATCTTCTAATAGATTACGATCTGCTTCTCCGTAAATTAATTCTGCAATATACTTTACAGGTCCAACCTCTGCTTCAAACTGTCTATATTGTTTTTCAAATACAAACTTTTCTTCTCTAAGACTATCTAAGTTAGGCTGAACACTTTCAATAAGTTTTTCTAATTCTGCAATCTTAACATCAACGTTTTCGTTTGTTGTTCCTGCATCATTAGTATACTTTGCAATATTCTTATTTGCACTAGCGACTGTACTGTTTATACTTTCACGAATCTTTTCAATACGTTTTTCTGTATCACTAATCTGTTTTGCTAATTTAGCATTTATTTTTCTAATTTCTCTTTGAACTGCACTAGCAACACCAAGTTCACTCTTCTTTGCTTTTGCAATAATTAAATTTAATCTATCTCTTTCAGGCTTCTGTCTTAGACGTAGTGCTTCGCCCTTCTTAACGTTGTCTACATCGGGAGTAAACACTCCGCCGGTTGTGGTGCCTTGACTTGTGTATGCTTCAACGTCTCTATCTAATACTGCTAGTCTTTTTTCTGCTTGTACAATTTCTGCTTTTGTTCGTGCTTGTGCATCATTTAAACGTTTGTTTTGTTGTGCGATTTCTTTATCTGCTTGTGCTTGTAACCCTGGCACTTTAGCATTTTCTGCATCAATCTGTGGTTGTATTCTATTATTTGCTTCTTTAATACGGTTTTGCTCACGTACAATTAAATTATCAAGTCTGCCACTGTTGCCTCCTTGATTAAGTCTCTGTATATCTTCTGTCCAACGATTAACTTTTGCATTAATACGATTCATCTTTTTATTGATGACATCTACTTGTGCTATTTGTTCTGTACCCATAGCACTTTGTTCTATATGACTCTTACTAAGGAAACCAAATACACCCATGCTTGTAATAAACATTAAAACAACAACTGCCGTACATAAATATGTTTTCATTATAAAAGGTGCACGACGCCAGTTTTGGTGTAGCCACACTGTTGCTAATAGTTTACCAACTTCTAGTACACTACCCATAAGAACAATGGGAAGGAAAGCCGCAGCAAAGATTGCCGTCAATCCAATTATACTGTAGTACGCCGCTATCACACTGATAGATATGGCTACTAATAATGTGAGTAAACCTAAAAACATTATATCTTATTTAAACAGTTTTTTGCAAGTTTGTCAACTTAATTAAAGTAGAACGTCATCATGTCTATATGACCAATAGTGTAGGTTACATAGCATCCTGAATCAAATAGTATTCCATCATCTGGAAAGGCATAATGTTCATTAGTATTATCTGTTCCAACAGTTCTTGCTTTAAAAAGGATTGTACCTGGAACTCCTGCTGTGAGACCATTATGGAGATTAATTATTCCAGCAGTTCCGCCTGATGTAATGGTCATACCTCTTAGTCTTCCACCACCGCTAAAGACACTGCCAGCGGCTTCTGTTGAAGTACCTGCTATTACATTTCCTGCAGAGTTGCCAACTGAAGTAATACTTGCGACTGTTGCGAAGAACGCAGATGTTTCAACTGCACCTGCGTTTCCACCATCTATTGTTACTGATAAACTCGCTCCGTCTAAGTCTGTGCCCGCTATTACGAAATCTATTGCTGCATCATTACCGGCTGATGTGATCTCTACTACTCTGCCACCTGCGAATGTTACTGAACCACCATCTGCTAGGGCACCACCAATTGTTAAAGCAGCGTTGTTCGCTGGATTAGCCGATGCTGAAATGCCGTTATCGTCTGCGGCAACTTCGTCACTAATCGTTTTTGCACTTGCCATTTTCTAAATACTCCTATAAACTATCTATGTTTTCTATATGTGTATTTATTATTATTTAAACAACTTCTTCTAATATTCCTAATAACTCGGCGGCTATTAGTAATGAACCAGCAAGAACGAAATCGCCAAACAACAAAAATATGCCAGCGAATATACGTACTGCAGATTTAACCAAACTTATGTAAAAGTGTCCTTTACCAGGATCTTTACTCGCAGGTATAATTACTTTCTCTGGCATTGCCATTATGCATTCTCCTTAGTTAAATATTCTTGTTGCATCTCATCACTATAATCTTCTACAATGTTGTATACCATCTTTACTAGACTAACTTTATTAACAGGAAATGGACCTGATCTTGTGTAATCCATCATTTGTTGCAACTCTTCTTCAGCGGCACTAATTGAATCGTGCTTACCAGTTTCGTATTCCACATTCATACTATCTTCTTTTACTATTCCAGTAATTTGTATTGCTTTAATCATTCATCATCTCCTCAATAATTCTACTACTTCTGTTTGGATCGTTTTCATACTTTACATATTCTAAATGCAAAATTTCTTCTACAACTACTGTTCTAGTTGCATACGGACCAGCAACTACATCACCATCCAAGTAACCATACCAATTTGCATAAGTGCCTTTAGTATTCATAATCTTATAAGGACCATACATATAATATGCTCGGTTAGTTATAGTTTTTTCTGTATTTTTCTTTAACTTCCAATCTAAAAATGCTAATGACATCTAACTCTCTCCCTTGTTTCTAACTATACTTTATATTAACACAGGATTAGTATTTGTCAACCATAAATACTATTATGAAAATATTAGAAATAACACAACCTAGTAAAATAGATTTAAAGGGCCTTAGCACTAAACTACAAGGTGAAATGACATATACTGAAATTAATCAACTTATGTCTAAAACTTTCCCTGAGTACAAAACTGAAATTGAAACGACACCAGACTTAGAAATTGGACAAGGATCTGTAGGAGCAGTATATGAACCTGAAACAGATGAAATCATTATATACCCAACATTTAGTTCAAAATCAAAAAGCATTGTTTGGGATAACAATAGTCGTATTGGTTTTATTAATAGACTAAATGATGTTATCAAACACGAACTGCTACACCAAACTCAATATAGTAAACGAGATGGACTAGACGGCCCTGAAGGAAAAGATAAAAGAAGTACTGAGTATGAGTATATGAGTCGTACTGATGAGATAGAAGCATATGCAATGAACATTGCTGATGAGTTAGTTCGTAAAGCAGATAAAGACGGTGCTTTAGCATTATTGCGAATGGCAAACAAAACTGCCCAATTCAAAGATGAAATGGGCGATTTACTTAGTCCTGATTTATTTGCTTATATGGCTTTATGGGATTTTAAAAGCAACCATCCTGTATTAAAACGGTTGCTTAAAAAAGTTTATCAATATATTACTTCTTAAATTTAACTTTATATCTCTTACCATTGTTTACGAATGTTATAAATGAATGACTGTACACTTCTTCTTGACTTTCAGTGTAACGAGTCTCTGTATTACATTCTCTTCTAGTGCCACCAGAAGCAGTACTACCTTGACGACCTAAAAGTCCACCGATTATAGCACCAGCAGTTCCGCCATCAGGTAAGTTCTTAGTTATATTATTACCAATAATTCCGCCGATAATTGCACCTGATAACATATCACCAGTTCTGTCACCGCTAACTTGTACATCTCTACATATATTCACAGTATAAGGTTGTTGGTTAATAACAGACCTGTAGTGGTCTCTTATCGTATATCCTTCAGTAGTTGTATCTGCAAATGCATTGGCAATACCTAATACTATCCAGATTGTAGTCGCTATAGTTAATGTTCCAAAAATTGTAGTCGCTCTCATAATATTCTCCTTTAATTAATAACTGTCTTTATAGTAACATATCTTTAAGTTATGTCAACCGGACTAGGTCCATTCTTATCCTTTTGATAGAACCAGCCTGCCAAACTATATCGAGGATAAGGTGCGATATAACTTACTGGACTTATAAAATGTTTGTTTATTCTTTTCCCACTTGTAGCACTTACATCCATTAAAACCAATCTATTACCAAAAGGTTCTATACTTGTTTTAATAGTTGTTTCGTCTTGATTCATTATACATAACTGTCCACCCCAATGTGCTTTCCAGTCAGGATTAAAATAAAATATATATGCCAACCATCTAGCAGGATCATGATGAGGTACTAACCAGTTATCATATGAATAATAACTATAACTAGGTTGTTCAGTATACATGTTAGTAAATCCACTAACAGTTTCTGCTAATTCTAAAAATGTTGTGTCTGGTCTTCTTATCTCGTAATCTTCAGTAACAACTTTTGTAAATTCTGTGGTCTTAGGAAATCTATCAGAAAATTGTTTATGTTTATCTTCATGTATCCAATATGCACGATGCCAATAACTAAAATTATCTACTGCATTATCTCTATATTCGTCTCTTATTTCTTTAAAGTTTTTATCTTCATTATGGTTAAATTTTAGATGGGTCTCGCCGTTACATGCCCAATACCCATAGTCTATAGTTGTTACACTTTTATATAACTCTTTTATGTATTTTGGCAAGAGAATATTGTCTATTACTGCATATCTGTGTTCGGAGAAATGTTCTCTTGCTTTGTCTAAATCTTCTGTATTAAACATATTATTGGCTTCTATAGAATATATGGTCATCTATTTTTGCAATTAACTGAAGGCTATGTCTCCATTTAGGTTTTACATAGTCTGCATGATAATGAGTTGCACCTTCTAGTATACCATTCCATTTATCGTATGCTAGAACATTATATGCAATATCTTCTGCAATCTTCCATTTAATGTTATTCTCTTTTTTAATAACCTCGTCTGCTTTTCCATCACAGTACCAACTAAACTGACATCTATTTCTTGCAGGGTAATAAATTCTTTCTTCTTCTTTAAGTTTAGAATTTTTTTTAGTCTTCCAAGATTCTCTCATAGGAGCATCATATATAACTCCACACGGATCTCCTGGGTATCTTCTATCCATAACACGATTCATAACAACTCTTGCTACTGCAACCATACCAGCAGTACTTTGGTTGTTTGCTTCTCTGTATATATTCAGAGACATACATTCTAATTCTTTTTTGTCAACTTTCACAACATCTTTATTAGGAACATATATTGTTCTAGTTTTAACAATAGTAACAGTAGATGAAGGTACTTTAATTTCTTTAATTACTTCTCTTACTATAATTTTAGGAACTTCAATCCTTTTAATTATTTCTTTTTCTACTACCTGTATCTTAGGAACTTCTTTAATAATCTGCTCAACAACTGTAATTTGTCTAGGTTCACCCATATGATAATAACTAATTACACCACCTATAAAACCCATTATTAATAGTAACATTGCTCTTGACATAGTAACTCTCCGTGTTAATTACACTATCATTTATAGTAACACAGGTTAGTTCTGCGTCAACCGTTTCTTAATTAATATCTTATAAACACCAGTGTTAGGAGATTGCCTTTCGCAAGAACGAACATAATGATTAGCATTACACCAATCATTTATTTCATTTGCTATAGCACCATGTCCTGTGATTATTCTTGTATACTTATATCTGTTAAGATAACAATCCTGCATGTGGTCATTAAATCTTTTCCATGCATTGTGAATGGTGTAACCGTGTAAATCAAGCATTCTTCTAAAGAATAACAATGCCTTCAGAGATAAGTCTTTCTCTGTTCGCTAGATGTGCTTCTGCTACATCTGCTTTTGCTTGACCATGGTAAAGAACTGCATGACCTTCTGAGATCATTATTTGTGTTGCTGGTTTCCAACTATCAGTAACTACATCATAAACATCAAAGTCGCCTAAGATACGACCAAACTTACCTTTCATATCTTCGCCATTTTTGTTTATTTGTGTTTTAAGGTTGCAAGTTTTGCCAAGTAGTTGTTTAAGTCTTGCCTTTGCGGCTAACCCAAACTTCTTCTCTACCTTATCTCTAGTTCGAGATTCAGGAGTATCGATACCCATAATTCTAACTCTTTCATCTTTTAAGATTACACCGAATCCTAAATCGATGTCACAATCAACTGTGTCTCCGTCGATTACTTTTACTATTGTTGCTCGATATTCATACATTACAAATACTCCTTTTATAAGAGTATTTATTGTAATTATTCTATTAATTTTCGATATTCTTTAGTAGATGATTTCCTAACTGGTATATCTGTAATACATGTACACCATTTTATAGAGCATCTTATTGGTTCTGTAGGAAATATTACATCACGGTTTATATTTCCTAGTGGATCGCCTACCATGCAAACTCCTCTATACACAGTTCCGTCTGCTTGTATGTTAATACTATCTATTCCTATGTAGCATAACCAACCTTTAAATGTATTTGTGTTTTTTCGCCTAAGTTCGTCGCTATTTACTTCCTCAAAACTAGTATCGTTGTACCACAATCTCATGTTTTGCCATTTTTCCTTTTTACGACTTTGTAGGTAATTCCATTCTTCTTTACTATAGTAAGTAGTCCATGCTTCTTCAAATTTTGTATTGGTGTAGTGCCTGTGTGCTTTCTTTTCTTCTAGATATTCTAGTGTATCTTCTATTGCTACTTTGCCTTCTTTCTTAGTTTTTGTATTAAGTGCAAAGTCATCAGTAGGAGGGTCAATCTTTCTTATCACATACTTTACATTAGCATCGTCAAACTGTTTTGCAGTTTGTTTTACTGTATCGAAGTGTCCGGGACAAGCCATTAGATTAACATTTATAAAACGGTTAGACTTATTAAGTTCTATTATCTTAGTAACTGTTGATCTAGTACTTTCAATTCCTTCTTCGAGATGCAGACTAACTGTGAGATTACTAATCCATTCTAAACTTTTCTTATATACTTCTAAAGGCAAACTGCCGTTTGACACAACTACTAGCATAGAGCAGTTTTCTTTAGTACCTATATATTCTACTATATCTAAAAATCTAGGATGCACAAAAGGTTCGCCTCCAGTGATAGTAATTTTAAATTGTTTGTCTTGATTAGTACAATGCCGATCTAAATTATTAATAAACTGTATTGCTTTATTGTAATTTATATGAGGACTGTAGTTATCATGTATAAATGGTGGACAGTAACTACAATCATAGTTACAACGTTTGCCAATAAACCACTGTACACTAATAATCCTAGGATCTTTTCTTGTAGCATGTTCAGGACTTTCTAAACTGCTTATTGCTACAAATTCTTTCATCTATTTTGTTGAAGGTTTATTAAAAGGTGATCCCCATACCTCACGAGCAGACTTTCTTAAGAATGGTTTGTTAGTTTCTGCTTTACTTGGATTTACAACGGTTAACATAACATTCTTTCCTTGCCTCCAAGCCTTAACTTGATTAATTGCTCTCTCCATACCTCTGTTCTCTATATAATCTCTACGTACTTCTTTTTGCAACTTCTTAGATGTATTACTACGTTCTCCTTTAGAGCTGTAGTTATCACCTGATCCTCTTTTTGCCATTATGATTCCTTTTTATTAACTTTCTTATCTCTTTTAATTCAGTAGAAAGGACTAACCGTTGATCCTTACGAGTTTATTAAGTAACCACCCTTTTGGTCCAGAAAGGACTAACCTTAGATCCTTTACGAGTTTATTAAGTAACCACCCTTGTCTACCCTTTTGGTCCTAGTTTTCCTTTACCAGACAAGTATCTAACTTCAGGTTTAGGTTTTATGAATCTTCTTAATAACTGCTCTATATAATCTGTTAACCAATCCATTAGACACCCCTAGTAAAAAGTGCAACTATTCTGTTGCTAGGTCAGTTGCCAACCCCGGTTACCTAATTAGGCAGCCATTGCCATCTCTGGCGCATAATTGTCATTTACA